AGAGTGCGCGGAGCTGTTCGCGCAGTAGTCGCGCCTCCTCGTCGCCCTGCGCGATGAGTTCGCGCACAGGGCGATCGTCGCGCGAGAGTATCTGCTCCCACGCTTCGGCGTCGACGGGTTCGAGACTTGACGCCTCGTCAGGGTCGAGCAGCCCCATCACCACATCGGGGGCTATAATGCGTAAGGCATCACCTATCGCACGCCATCGGAGCATCTGGCGCGGATAGAGCCGCCAGTTGCGCTGGTCGGCTAACCCCGCGCGGCGAGCGTCGTCGAGCGTGTATGTGACCGTGACGCGCTCGCCGTCGCGCACCAGCGTCACGGTGACGGAGCTTCCGTTCTCCGCCTCTTCGAGCGTCTCGACGCGCACGCCCGCTCGCTGACGCGCCATCGCCAGTTGCAATTGCACCGTCATGCACAAGCGCCCGCGAATGAACGACATCGTTCGCAGGGCCTGCAACGGCTGCAGCCCCATCTCCTGCCCTGCGGCGATGATAATCATCGCCTGCGGGTCGTTGATGTCAGGGGGAATCATCCCAGCTGCCCTCGCCATTCGGATGGTCTCTATCGGGTTCATCACACCACCTCCATGAGCAGGTCGGCGACAACCTGCTGCGTGTCCTCAGTCTCTAAATCATCTCGCATCTGTTGCATCAGCGCGAGGTAGTGGTCGAGATGTCTCTTCACTTCCTGCAGGCGCTTCAGGCTCTTCTCCTTCCGCGCCTCGGACTTCGCAGCTTGGAAGGCACGCTTGAGCTGCTCCATAAGCGCAGTCAGTAACTTGACTGCGTCTTGGGCAATCTCGCGTGCGATTTCGGATTGCGGGTCGACTTCGATTGTGCGGACTCGCCCGCCTTCGCGCTGAATCGCATCGAAGACTGGTCTGAGTTCATCGTAGGCGTCAGGCGGCAGGTAGTACGCGCCGCCCGCTGCTCGGACAGATACGCCACCCAGCCACTCGATGCGCTTGACGATGGCGGGCGTGAGTGCGAGCGCATCGAATTCAAGCGGGAGCGTCTCAAGCGCAAGTCGAGTCTGGTCGTCTCGCGCTTCCACGACCGCCATCGAGGGATACTCGATGACGCCGAGTCGCTCTGCGCGAAAGTCGGGGGTCAGCGAGTCCCTGAACTCGCATCGCAGGGCAGTCATCACTACCACGCCATCGAAGGCGCGGTAGAACAGGAAATCCGCGTCGGTAAGTATCCCACAGTCCCGCAGGTGCTTCTGCCACCTTAGCTGGTGGCGGTAGACCGTCGGCGTCTTTAATAGCGACCTTAGCTCTGGGCTCTGCGGATAACCCATGCCCCGCAGATCCCAAGTCACAATCACTCCCGTTGCAAAGTTCCGTTCCATCATGTCTCCTCCTCGGCTGGTCTCCAGCCTACCCATATTATACCCTGTCGGAGATGGGAAAGTCAAGTCCCCGTCAGGGTAATTCGGTCAGTTTCGCAGCGGTCGCGCGGTTCTGGATTTCGGCGACCGCGCGTCGCTGCTGGCGCAGGATCTCCTGCGCGTGTCGCTGGTGCCCCTCGGCGCGTGCGCGGAGCCATCGCTCGATGCGCTCCAGCCAGCGCACCAGCGCAAACACGCGCGAGGGGTAGCCATTCAACTTGTCGACGATATCCTCGGCTTCCTCGCGCAATCTGTTGCTGTAGAAGCACACATTCCGCTTGCTTCCCTTGAAAGTTGTTTCGATTGCGTCAGTCTGAGGCTCATCAGACATATAACGCGTAGCGGGGTAGGCGAACTGCACCCCGCCAATCCGCAGCTCGAATCGCTTCAGCCGCCCACGCGGCACGCGCGGGAAGGTGTGCGCCTCATATGCTTTGCGTGCCTCGTTGCAGGCTTGCAAGGCAGCCTGCAGGGCAGTAACCATCGCCTCTCTTAGTTTGGGCTCACTCATCGATGACCACCTCCTTGACCCACGCGGGCGTGTTGTCGCGTCGCCCACGCGGGGTGATGACGGCGATGACGGGCACGCGCGTGCGTGGCGCACGCCCCCATGGCGTCACGCCGTCAGTGATGACCACCACCAGCTGTGGCGGTCTCGAATTCTTCTGCTTCGCGCCCTCGCCGTCGACGACGGCTCGAACAATATGTCCCATATTCGTGTCGCCGCCGCCGCGCACCCTGCGGAACGCCTTCACAGCTTCCGCAACGGTACGCACGCGAGCCTCGGCGCGTATCTGGGTGTCGCCGAACACGACGCGCATCTCGGCGACTCCGCCCCGCTTGAGTATCGCCTGCACCTCGCGCAGCGCGAGCCCAAGCTCGCCGTCGTCGATCGAACCGCTCGTGTCGACGATGACGGCGATATCGAGCGTCGGCTGTCGCAGCGACGGCAGCACGACATCTGGAACGACGCTCTGGCGGCGATGGGGACGCGAGTAGGAGTAATCGAGTCTTCCCACGCCGTGGGTGCGCCCTCGCGCGATGTACCGCGCAAGGATTCGCTGCCACGGCAGGGGCTTGTTCTTCGCGGCGGACTCGTACCGCCGCATCATATTCGCGCCCTGACCGCCGCGAGTCTTAGCATACTCGGCGGCGGCGCGGAGCGTCGCCTCGATAAGTTGGTCGACCTCCACCTGAGAGACAGACTCCTCGTCTGTCTCCCACGGCGCGGGTCGCCCCGACGCCGCGGAGCCTTGTTGCGACTGCGACGATGACGACTCGGGCGCGGGGTCGCTGTCGCGTGCGTTGTCGTCGCCCGCTTGGTCGGACGGACGCTGCGCGTCGCATGCGCCGTCCTGTGCGCCGCTCGCTCCGCCACTCTGCCCTGACGAGTCGCCTGCGTTTGCGCTCGGTGGTTGTTGGGGAGATGAGTCGCCGTTGCTGCGGTCACACGCGCTGTTCAGAGACTGGTCTTCCCCATCCCCGACAGCGGGCGTGCCCGCGCCCTGCGACGAGTCTGTAGCGTTCGCAGGCGAGTCGTTGTTAGTGGCAGCAGAGGGAGTCGGCGCATTAGCGGATGCGCCGTCGCGCCCATCCGAGCCTTGCTCGGACGAGGAGTCCGCGACCGCGCCAGACGACCCCGCGTCTGAGTCGCCATCTTGGTCGCCGTCTTGGTCGCCATCTTGCGATTGACCTGAATCCTGAGGCTGAAACATATCGAGGAGCGCGAGTGCGTATTCCTCTGCGGTACGCCCCGCTTCGAGTCCGAAGTTTTGTGGGAGCGTCCAGTCGGGACGGCTCCCGTATTCGCCCGCGAGGTCGTCGTCGATTTCCATCGCGGAAGCGAGTTCCGCGACCTCGCGAGGAACCGCCTTTAGCCGCCGCGAGTGGCGGCGAATCAGTCGCTCGACCTCGCGGCGGAGCTGGATGACGAGAGTCTCCAGCTCCGTCTGCTCGACGAGGGCAGGGTTGTAATACAGCGTCCAGCCCTCGCTGGCGGCGAGGGCGTGCGGGCACGCCTCGCTCGCCACCATGCGCAATCTGATCGTCGCTGTGGCGAGGTACGGGCGCTGCTTCATCAGCCCGTACCTCGCAGCCTGTACCTTCACCTGCGGTTTCACGACACCACCTCCTCGATGGCAGCCATAAAGTCGGTAAACTGCTGCAGGTCTGGCGTGCCGTAGAGCGCACGACCGCGCTTAAGCAGCCGACCCGCCGCCAGGGCAGCGAGGTCGGTCGCCGTGTTGGCGACGCCTCGCAGGACTTCCCACGCCCGCTCCCATGCGTCTGGTGATTCTAACGCCTCAGACGACTCCGCCAGCGCGGTCAGCTCGGCATGGGCGATGTCACCTCGGCTGGGCAAACGATAGGCGCGTCCCAGCGCGAGAATCTCGGCTGGCTCGCGCAGGTCAAGCGTCGTCACCCAGCTGGCGAACTCGGCGGCAGGCGCGTCGCCGACCAGCGCCGCGGCGAGGTCGCCCGCGATGTGTGCATCAATACCAGCCGCCGCCCACGCGCGTGAGAACAAGTCCCAAGTGCGTGGCGAGGCGAAGCGTGTCTCCTCGCGCGACGAATCGTATGTGTAAAGGAGATTGGGGCGTCGCGAGATGAACGCCGCGACTCTCGCGCGGGCGCGAG